CTATTGAAGTATTAGAAGCTTCCGAACGTGAGCTTGTCATTGAAAGGAAGTGAAGAAATGACGTTTGAAGAAATCAATGAGCGACTAAAAAAATGGGCTGATGATCGTAATATTGGTGAGTATTCAGATAAGCAGATTATGAAGCTATTTGAAGAAATCGGAGAACTTTCAGAAGCAATCAATAAGAATATGAGCGAACAAGAAATTGACGCTGTTGGTGATATTCAAGTAGTGCTGATTATCTTATGTTATCAACGTGGGCTTGATCCTATCGAGTGCTTGAACAATGCTTACAACGTTATCAAAGATCGAACAGGCAAGACTATAAACGGTACGTTCGTTAAGTCAGAAGATCTGGAGGGATAAGAATGCGATTTTTCACACCGGGAAATTTCCCCGAGCACCATAATATGTATTTTATCTATGGCGACGGTGGGACAGGTAAGACAAGCTTACTAAAGCAATTCAAGGGCAATAAAGCACTATTTAGTTTTGACCTATCATACAACGCTGTTAAGGATACTGGTGATATCACACTTGCTGTTCTTGAAGGAACAGATATTCCAATTATTCAGCGTGTTGTGTGGGATAACTTGGTAGCGGCGGTCAACAGTCCAAATATTGACGTAATTTGCTTGGATAATGTAACAGCACTACAAAATTACGTGCTAGACAACATCGAGCATGCAGCTAAAGATAATCGGCAGAACTATAACGCAATGCAGAAATGGTTCAGAGATCTTGCCACATTGCTAAGACGATCTAACAAGACGATATATGCTACAGCTCATGCAATTGACAAAGGCAAAAATGGTATTGACGAACAGGGGCGTTATGAAGCTGATATGAACATCAAAACGTTCAACGCTTTTACTTCAATGTTTGATTTGGTTGGACGTATTTATATCAAAGATGGCAAGCGGTGGATCGATCTTGATCCAGAGCAAGAGAATCATGCTAAAAATCGAATTGATGATCGTACGCTTATCAAAGCTGAGGAGCTTGTAGAAGCCAAGCCAACAGAAGAATTTACAGTAGAAGAACCAAAGACAAAGAAAGCTTCATAGAGAAAGGATAGGTAGATTATGGCATTTAAAGGTTTAACGGTAGATGAAAATAATGTGTTAGGACGTCGAGTGGAAGAAGCAGGAACGTATAACGTGCGTTTGCTACCAACATCAGAATTGAAAACTGCAAGTACTGGTAAAGAAATGTTAGTGCTGAACTATGAAGTTTTAGATGGTAAATATGCAGGAGGAACAATCAGATTTGACAATGTCATATATGATGATACGACACCAGAAAAAGAAGAACAATCGATAAAGCGATTTAACACATTACTGGTGGCTGCTGGTATTCCAGCTGGTACTCAGATCAATACACTGGATATTTTGTTAAAAGGGTTAAAAAAATACAACAAACTGAACGTGACAGTAGAATGGAGCTCTGAACCAAACAACAAGGGTTACTATAACTTGGATGTTACTTCACACAATCCTACTGACCCAGAAGGGAGTAAACCAAACGGAATATTTGCTCCAGCAAGACAACAACCGAGACCATCTAACTTTGGCGCTCAACAATCAGCTATTAATCAAGCAGCAGCTAACCTACCAAATAATTTTGGTGCAGATCCGTTTGCAGGAGCAGGACAAGTGATCTCAGACGATAATTTACCGTTCTAGGAGATGAGAGTAAATGGAGCGAAGATCACGAGCTATCCTGCAACGTGCAGATGACGGCGGAGCATGGTTGATGGTGAAGCTAGATCATATGCCTAACTTGGACCACATCGAGACTGTAGCTGGTAGCAAAGAACAGTTCTATGTTGATTGGGAACTTGCAGATACAAGACGTGTCAGAAAGAAGCAACGGCGCTTGTTCTTCGCTCTGTTGAATGACATCGTGGACCACTTCGTTGTACCACAAGATTTCTTGAAAGACATGTTCTATCTGCAATACCAGTATTACACAGGCAAAGAGATCAGTTTAGCAGATTACACACGATCGAGTGTGACTGATGCTAATGTGTTGATCGAATTGGTAGTAGATTTCATGTTTGAGTGGCATGTACCGTTTGCCAAAGGATATGAGCTACTGCCAAAAGATGAACAGTACTTTATCTATCAATGTTGTCGACATAGAGTGTGTCTGATTTGTGGTCTACCAGCTGATATACACCATACAGATACGGTTGGCATGGGTGTTGATCGTAACAAAGTGGATCACACACAACATAGGGTGTTGCCACTATGTCGGACGCATCATCAGAACTATCATCAGCTTGGGCCAGAAAAGTTTTCAGAGTTATATCACGTTCCAGCAAGTGGGATCAAGCTAGACGCTGAAACACTAAAGAAAATCAACGTTAAAGGAAACTACAAGAGTTAGCGAACATACAATCGCCGAACGGGTGCGAGGCCCGATAAAACATGGGAGGTGTTAAGTATGGCTGAACAAGAATTTACAGGATCAAGATTATTTCTGAATATTCCGGCGATAGTAGCTCATGACAAGGTTTTGTTAAAAAAAGCTCCAAAAGCGATTCTGTTATTTGGTGAAATTTATTCCATGTTGAATGTAACAGGAAAATTTTATATGAGTAATAACACTCTTGCTGAGCGCTTAGATTGTTCAAGACAATCAATTATCAATTACATTAATTTATTAAAAAAACAAGGTTATATTGAGACTGAAAATGTAACTGATACTGAAACAAAAGCAATTACTGGAAGAATGATTACTCTCGGGGGGGTAGTCAAACAGAATTTACTAGGGTGGTCAAATGAGTTTGACGGGGGTAGTAAAACAGGTTTTACCCAAAGAAAACATAGTAATAGAACATCTAATACTAATGATCAAAATTCAAAAAAAATCAGTCAAAGTGGTATTAAGCAGCTAGAAGAAGATTTCAACAAACTTTGGAAGTTGTATCCACGTAAAGAAGGTAAAAAGAAAGCATTTGAAGCATATAAGAGAGCAATCAAAAATGGAACAACTAACAAAGAGATTCAAACAGGTATCGTGAATTACCTGACACAGATCAAGGTTCAGGGCACAGACAAGAAGTATATCAAACAAGGCTCAACGTGGTTTAACGGAGAGTGTTGGAATGATGAGTACAACGTAGGTGGCAGTAGTTCCCCTGTCAACCCTAAAATCGTCCCTAGTTCCGCCCCCGCCGAGCGTACAGTGGCTGATCTTGAGCGAGAGCAAAGGGAGAGTAGACGAGATGCGTTCCCAATGCAATATAAAAATCATCCAGAGTGGTTTAACGAAGAGACTATCAAGAATATTCTTGAAGAATTTCCAGAGCTAAGGGAGAAGGTGGCAGAGATTGACCGAGTTAGAGCAACGAGTGATAGCAACACTGCTTAGTAAGCCTGAGCTAGTAGATTCAGTTGGAATCAATGCTGATTGGTTTGAAGATACACGACTAAAGAACGTGCTTGAAGTTCTACAAAGCTTAGAAGTAAATGAGCGCACCACGTTAAACGTATATAGCGAGCTAGACAAGTATGAAGGTCAGTTGAGTTACAGAGATCTTGAAGACATGCGAGAGTCGGTATTTTCAACAGCAAGTATTACAAGCGATGTGAAAGCACTGCATAAGCTAGCAGCTAAGAAACAGCTAGATGAAGCGGTCGTGTTGTATCAGATGTCGCCTAAAAAAGAAGAGCTGAACCGCTTATCATCAGCGATTGAAAATCTAAAAAAGACTGATGAAGAAGATGACAAAGGCTATCTTGATGAAGCAATGGATGATTTAAGTTATCGCATGTATAACGATATGCCCGTTGGTATTAAGAGCTTTCCAAAGTTAGACGACATTTTAGCTGGTGGGTTGTATGGATCGATGTTGTTGACGATCGGAGCGAGACCAAGCGTTGGTAAAACGGCATATGGAGTGAACCTAGCTTATCAGATCATAACCAACGATCCAGAAGTTCAAGTTGATTTCTTCACGCTTGAGATGAACAAGCTAGAAATGCTTAACAGATTTGTAGCACGGCATACTAACATTTCATCACAGCGGTTAAAACGTCCTGCTAAAATGCTTCAGCAATACGAGAGAGAGGCAGTTGCTAAAGCGATCGAATGGTACAGGGAACGCAAGCTAAGAGTTTATGACAAAGTTTTAACGTTAAGCGGGATATTATCGATCATCAGAGAGAATGCAGCTAAGTCAAAGCCAAACAAGTATATAGCGATCATTGATTACATTGGGTTGGTCAAAGCTGAAAACAGTCGGGCGCAACGGTGGGAACAGATCGGACAAATCTCACGAGAACTAAAGATCATGGCAAATGAGTATAACGTTCCGATTGTGGTGTTAGCACAGCTTAATCGTGATGTGAATGCAAATCAGCAACCACAGCTATCTAATCTACGTGACTCAGGATCGATTGAACAAGATAGTAATGTTGTGGCTTTTCTGCATAGACCGTATAATGATGATCCAAAAATCGTTCAGCTAACGATCCAGAAAAATCGTGAAGGCGCATTAGGTACGATCGACTATTACTTTGAAGGACGTTATATGACGTTTATCGAGCCAAACAACGAGGAATGAGGTGATGATCATGAGCCGATACATGAACCAAGTACAATACGCTGAGATCATGAAGTATGAAAATCTAAACGAGTCGATCGCTGTTAAAGCGTATTTGCGACAAGCAATGATGCAGACAAACATCATCAGAAAGCTTGAGATTCATGCAGAAGCTCATGAAGACCAAGCACCGATATTTCGCAAGTATATCAAAGAACATGATGAAAAGAGAGTCCAAGCTGTTTGGGACGCAATAGCGGTGGCACAAGAAGAGAAACGGCAAGGATGGCGATATGTTGAAGACGGAGCTAAGTTTCTTGCATATCTGGAAGTCAAGTATGACGGCGATCTAAAGCAAGCGACAGAGGTAGAAAAGCTTCAAATTCAACTGACAACGCTATATGACCAAATGTACAGAAAGAGATCAGAAGGAGAAATGAGGTAAGAAATGGAATCAAAATTACCAAGTGAAGTTACAAAAAAGACGAAAGTAGAATTGTACAACGATAACTTTGAAAACTTTAAACGCTATCAGATACCAAAAGCACAACTGATGATCGCAGACATCCCTTACAATATCGGGAACAATGCCTACGCAAGCAATCCAGCTTGGTATAAAGACGGTGATAATAAAAAAGGCGAGAGCGAAAAAGCAAAACAAAACTTCTTCAATCGTGATGAGCGTTTTAACGTTATTAACTTCATGAAGTTTGCTAGGAAGATGCTTATCAAAGAACCTAAAGAGCGTGGGAAAGCACCAGCTATGATCGTATTTTGTGCATGGGAGCAGATACCAATGTTAGTCGAAACAGGCAAAAAAGAAGGGTTTAATCATGCTTATCCATTGATTTTTATCAAAAAATCAAGCTCGCAAGCATTAAAAGCAAACATGAAGATCGTGGGGGCTACAGAATACGCAGTAGTTCTATATCGTGATAAGTTGCCTAAATTCAACAACGACGGGCGAATGATCATGAATTGGTTCAACTGGGAAGTTGACAATGGTTATCCAAAAATCCATCCAACGCAAAAGCCGATCCCGATATTAAAACGATTGATCGAAATATTTACAGATCCTGGTGATGTTGTTATCGATCCTACAGCTGGAAGTGGAAGTACATTAAGAGCTGCAGCTGAACTTAATCGAAGCGCATATGGTTTCGAGGTCGAACGTGATATTTACAACAAGGCAAATGAAAAAATGTTATCAGTTATCGAGATGTCGTTAGTTTAGGAGGCGAAGTAAATGGGAGTAACAAATCCAAGTGATTATACGATCGTACCACATGCAAGTGAACAAATCCAAAAACGCTTTGGACAGACCTTAGACACAATGCGTGGATGGGCTGAGCGATTATTAAAACTATCTGAATTTGTCAAGCATGAAGAAAACGGTCGAGATTGGTATCGGTATCAAGACATTGCGATTATCTTAGACGTAAAAAAACGGCAAGTGATCACAATGTTTCCAGATCCACAAGATGCGATTAAGCTCGAGAAAAAGCCACTCAATCCAGAACTGCAAACGAGTGTCAATAAAATGGTCGACGACTTCTTGAAATTTAAGCGTCATGAAACGGCTGATGCTGTTTATCTAATGGGTACTGATATTGAAAAAGCAATCTCAGATTTTTATGTGAACAGCACAGAAGATAATTTAGACGAATTAAAAATTGTTTTGAATAAGATCAAAGATACTTTGAGTAAGTATGACATGTTCGTTAGTGAAACTAAATTATTAACAGGAAAGGCAGGAAGGTAGATGACAGGAAAGAAGCGAAGCAAGAAACGTGACAAGCGACGTCGACGACAAAAAAAGTTAGAACGAGCGAAGGAGCGTGTACAAGTTGATAAACAGAATTAAAGAGCTGCGAGCTGAGAAGAATATCAGCCAAGCACAGTTAGCAAGTGATACGGGCATTAGCCAACAATCGCTAAGCTTTTATGAAAAAGGAAGCAGAAAACCTAAAATAGAGGCTTGGCAAAAGCTAGCAGATTACTTCGGTGTATCGGTCGGTTATCTGCAAGGGATCGAAGATAAATTTGAGCCCGTAAGCGAATTAGAACATCAAAAATCACATGATGCGATTTGGAAAGGTATGGCAAAGACGCTTCGAGCTGCTAGTGTCGGAACGATTGGCTGGGAAGAAGCTTACCAAGATCTTAAACGATATCAACGTAAATCAGACGAATTGCGATTTGAGGAAAAGCAAGAAACACAACAACGCATGTTTGATTTAGCGTTGCAAACGTTCAAACGGAGGGAGAGCAATGAAAAACGGTGATAAACGCATCATCTATTGGGATGCAAAGAAGACAGGTAGTAAGTTAGGTGAACCTTTTCGATATGGTCCAACTTATGGAGAGTGGCGAAAACAACAAGGTACTAACTTAGCAGAGTGGCAACAACCTAAAAATTAGCATTAAACGTTTCAGAAGCGTATTTGAAGCAGTTTGTTAGCGCTGATGATAAATTATCAACGAAATATTTAAAACGTGTCTAACACGAGATATGAGGCTTAGAAGTGGTAATCAAATTAGATGACGTGTATTCGATCGAGAGTGACACATACACGTATAACTTGAAACGAAAACGGACTAAGGAAGATGCAAAAAGTGAGTCTTATGAAATTCACTACTACCCAACTTTAGAATCTGCACTTCAAGCATATGTGATCGAAGTGTCTAAAACACAAGATGCTAAAGATGTAAAGGGATGGATCGCAGCGATTAAAGAAACTCAAGACGAATTAAGGCAAACGTGCAAGACACTAACGAAGGAACTTAAAAATGCTGGTGCTTAAGTTTCTCGGCGGTCTATCAGCATTTGTTTTGTTAGTGATCTTTATTTTATTGATTTTAGCAGGATTTGATGACAAGTGAAAACTAGGAGGAAAACAATATGAGTTTAGAATTTTATGCAGGTATCGACAATTTTAAAGTAGACGCAAAAGGAAATATCAGCATCACAGAAAAGCTGGCAGGATCAGCACTGAAGAATAAGCTTGATGAGCTTCAAAAGTTAAAATCAGATGGCGTAGTTCGGGTAACGATCGAGTCAGCTGTGACACGTTACACAGAAAAAATTGACGCAGAAACACTTGAACCAGTCGAATATTACGAACGTGATATTAAGGGCGTTTGGACCACAGTAGAAAACGAACAGACTAGTTTAGACGTTGGTGAAGAACAAACGATCGAACGTGAAGAAGAGATCACAGCAGATGTTGTAGACAAGTTCTTGCTAACTGAAAAATATGAACTCAAGAGTGATTTTGACCCTAAAAAAGTTTTGATCAGAATTGCAGAAGGTTACACGTTTGACGAAATTGCAAGTGAGTTAAAAGCTGAAAGTGCATCAGAGCTTATTAAGAAGCTAAATGAAGCACGCATTGAGTACGCTGGTATGGCTAAAGCATGGTATGAAGTTAAGGAAGATGACGATGAAGAATAAAGCTGGTACGCATTTTGGGCGCAAGGTGGAGTTGGACGGATACGTGTTTGACTCACAAAAAGAAGCTGACTTCTATCAACGCTTTATTAAGAACAGTGGCTATCAGTTTGAAGTACATCCACGCTTTGTACTGGAAGAAGCAACCATGATGACGGCTATCACGTATGCACCAGATTTTGTTGTATACGATCGCAACGGTCATATCTTGCATGTTTACGATGTCAAGTCTAGTTTAGACGGGCGCTATGGTGTTAATACTACAGCTAAATTGCGGTTTAACCTATTCCAACGGAAATTCAAAAAAGCGGTCGAAGCTGTCGTGCCACGAAAGAATGACTTCAAAATGCGGATTTATGGTCTAAGAAAGAACGTCAACACCCGCCAAATTTCACCTAAGGGTAAAGTTCAGTTTTACGACATCATGCAAAATATCGACTATGATCCAGCAAAAATTTTCAAATGGAGGTGATGATATGAGCAAGTATTACGTAATTAAGCTGTATTAGCCTTTGCATACCTGTATTTTTCATGGCAAAAATGTTCAAGCAAATCTTGGACGATACAGTAAAAGGTATGGAAAAAGACAAGAAAATGTTTGAGGAGATGAGCAAATGGAGGCATTAACTTTTGTGATTGCAGGCGCGTGCTTAGCAATAGGAATTTTTATCGGGTATGCGATTAACGAATAAGGAGGTAATTTCTATGTTGGTAAAGGGATTGTGGAATGCACTAAATATTTTAGGTGTGGCAGGGTTACTAGTAGCTATCTTGATTAGAATGTCGCAAGGATACTTTATCAATGCTTTAGTACTTGTCGGCTTATTGGTAGCTTACTTAGTCAGTGTATGCGTGGTCAAGTTATATGAGATCGTAGATCTGATGAGGACGAGAAAATGAAGTTCGCAATAGCAGTCAACATCTTGAGTAAGGAATATGGTGATGAGCTATCGAATGAACGACTCGAGATGAAGAGATACGTAGAAAAACATCCTGAAGACAAGCTGATTGCAGAAGCATTTGAAGCGTACATCAAAGTAGTTGGTATGCCTAAAAAAGGTGAAAAGAAAATGGACTGGAGCGTTCATGGTGGGAAAAGCCATGCTCCTAGAGGCAAAAGAAAGGATCGCTATTTCAGAAAGTGGTATCTATTTGATACTCAGACGGGTGAAAAACACGAATTTGAGATAGCGCAAGAAGTGGCCAATTTTGTGGGGTGTGGTGTTACAACAGTCATTATTGCTAGAAAGAAAAAGACAATGCTTAAAAAGCGTTACAAGGTGATCGCAGTCAAATAAAAAACGACCGCAGCACTCGCAGTCGTTCTCCAAACAAATATTCACTATAAATTATAACATGGAGGGCAATTTGATGGAAATCGATATGAGCAAAGCGGAGGAATTTGCAAACTGGTTTTCAGGTATTGATGTTGATGTGATCGAAACATCAGCTAATGTACGCAAGTTTTTCAAGCAAGATTATCCAAAATTAATGCGAGTGGCTGGTGTTGGAAATAGCTTTTTAAAGTCGCCTGTGATCACTGATGAACCTAAAGCGCCCTCTTTTGGTAATAACTTGGAAGAGCGGATCGTAAAACGTGTATATGCGCAAGAAACGTTAGAACGTGTCATTGAAGCTTTAAATGCAATCAGGGATGAAAGTAAGCAGATATTGATCGCTGTTTATGTTGATGATTTGGGCGCATGGGAGATATGCGAAATGCTAGGATGTGAAGAAACGCAATATCGTGTAAAGAAGCGTAAAGCTGAAAATGAATTTGCAGATGCCTTTGAGACGTGTTGTCCATGGTGGAAAGATTTACACAAATATAAGTGAATATTTGCAGAAAATTTAATTATTAGTCATAAAATATGATTTAAATAATTAAAAAAAGTTGATTTTTTTGATTATTATATGTATATATAATATATAGAAAACTAATATGGAGGGCTAGTGAGATGGGCGAATATCAAAGTCTACGTGTATATAGTTATTCCAATATTGATGATGTAGAGAGCGAATTCAGAAAAAGGCTTGATGGATATACTACAATACGAACAAATTTAAAAATAAATCCTGTATTACGCGGAGAACGGCAGAGAGAGGAGTTTGAATTATTTGCACTGCCACTACCTGAAATTAATATCTTACTGGATAAAATAACTCAAAATTCAAAAGAAATAAAAAGATTAGTAAATCTCTTACCAGGAATAGCATCAGTTCAATTTTCTCAAAAGAGTTTAGTAGAAGAAGTATATAGTACAAATGAAATCGAAGGTGTATATACAACAAGACAAGAAATTGACAAAGCAATACAAAATGTCGCTGACAATTCTAAGCAAAAAGTACGTTTAAAATCGTTAGTTTATATGTATTCAAGAATTTTAGATGGAAACAAAATGGATATAGAGAATCTTGAAGATATACGACATATATATGACAAATTACTCTCCGATGAAATTGATAAGGATAAATTACCAGATGGTAATTTATTTAGAGACAGGGCAGTGCAGATTGGAAATGATACGAAAGTAGTACATGTTCCAAAGGCTAGAGAGTCAGATTTTGTTTCTGATTTGACGCAGTGGGTGACATTTATAAATAAAGATGAGATACCGTTTATTTATAAGACGTTCATAGCACATTATTATTTTGAATATATACACCCTTTTAGCGATGGCAATGGACGCTTGGGACGTTATATTGCATGTGTTTATCTTGCACATAAGCTGGATCCATTGACGGCAATATCATTTTCAAGAGAAATAGGGAAAGCCAAAAAAAAGTATTACCAGTCGTTCCAAGAAGTGTCTAATCCTAAAAATTATGGTGAGGTAACATTTTTTGTGAAAGATATGATGGAATTGTTGCATAGTGGTCAAAAAGAGATTATCAATCAATTGAATGTAGATATGGAAAGATTGAGCTATGTAGATAAGAAGCTAAAAAATAGTACATTCACTAAAATTCAAATAGGGATAATCTTTATTCTTTTACAAGCTTATCTATTCAATAGTAAGTCTGCAAGTGTAAAAGATAATGAAGTTAAAGAAGTTCTAACCGACTTTAAGAAGGTTGAAATACGTAGAGAATTGGATTATTTAGAAAGGAAAGGATATATAAAAAAAGTTAAAAAAAGACCACTAGCTAGATCTGTAACGGATAAGTTAGTTGAAATTTTAGATATATAAGAAATAAAAACCGCTGAAAAACCGCTGGAAAACCGCCGAAAAGCCGTCGAAATAGCGTTGGTAAACCGTCGGAACATCATAGTATTATGATAGTGTTCCAAAGTTGGAACGTGAGTTTGATTATTTATTTTGAAAACATCTTGAATGCTTAAAGCATGACGTGCTAAAGCGTCACTAAATAAGTTTAGCGTGTGGGCGCGATAAGTCCAGCTCGCAACTGACCGAAGCGAGCAAAATGGCCCATCTAGTGAGCAGTAACTCCCCCGCATACCGTGCTGGTGCAATTCCAGCGTGGGCCTTTAGTCATTAGACTAACAATTCAATTCATATCTCGTTAAGCCTAGTCCGTGCGACTGGGCTTTTGTTATAATTACGGCTGAGGTGAATTGAATGGATGGAGTAAACGATTTTGAATCATCAATAACCAGATGCTAAACTGACTGATGAAGCTAACCGGGCAACATTAGAATCGTTGGAGGTGCTTAAAAGAATTGAAATGAATACAGAATATCTAAAAAACATCGTTGATCTATTAAGTGTCAGCAATGATCATCAGAAAGAACTTAATATCATGGTGCAAGATATTTTAGGTATTGCTAAAGCACCAGATAAAGAAGAAGCTCAAAATAGATACAGAAGTGTCATGAAGAAAATTGGAGATTTTAGTACGATAACTTCATCAGCTTTAAACATCGTGAAGTTATCGTCTTTAGCTTCAACAGTTTTACAGATGGTTATGAGTTCAAAGTAGGGATGAGCTATGTTAACTATTTATTTATTAACAGCATGTGTAACGTTGCTGATCATATTAGCTATGTTGATCGTTGTAGCTAAGAAATTCCGATAATATCTAAGTCAGCTGTAATAGGCTGGCTTTTTATTTTGCATAAATGAGGCAAAATAATGTTATCAACTGAGCAAATTAACAAATTGATAGGTGTTGAAGAAAGTTATCAAGTATCTTTTTTAAGCTGGATGAGATTTTGTATGATAGAGCTAATAGCATATTGATAGAGCTATGACATAGCTTGATAGAGTAAATATATTGGAAACAGTAGGGATGTAGTTAGTAGCTGCATTCCTTTTATTTTGTAGAAAAGAGTGATTAGATGAAAGTGATCGAAGTGCCTATTGATCAAGTTAAGCCGTACGAAAACAACCCACGGATCAACGATGATGCGGTGCAAGAAACGGCTAACTCTATTAAAGAATTTGGGTGGCAACAGCCAATCGTAGTTGATAAAAACAATGTTGTCATTGCAGGGCATACACGTTTGAAAGCTGCTAAGAAATTAAAATTGAAAAAAGTACCAGTTGTGATCGCTGATACGTTATCAGAACAACAAGTCAAAGCATATCGTTTAGCTGACAACAAAACCGGGGAACTAGCTGATTGGGATGTGTAATTACTAGACATTGAACTCGATGATATCGTTGATTTTGATATGTCTGATTTTGGATTTTATGATATGGAAGACGAACAGTCAACATTTAGAAAAGTCATGGCACAAGATAATGATGCTCCACCTTTGTCTGAAAGGTTTGGAGTATTTCCTGGATCTATTCTTGATACACGTCGTGGAGAGTGGCGATCACGTAAGAAACAATGGTTAGATTTAGGAATCGCTAGCGAGGTTGGGCGAGAGGGTAATTTAACTTTTGCCAAATCACTTGATATGGGTGGTGCAACGGGTGGAACATCAATATTTGACCCTGTTTTGTGTGAATTGATGTATAACTGGTTCACTCCGCACAAAAACTCTAAAATCTATGATCCGTTTGCTGGTGGTAGCGTTCGTGGTGTAACTGCTTCAATTTTAGGTCATGAATATACAGGGATAGATCTTAGAAAGGAGCAAGTTGAAGCCAATATTGAAAATGCTAAGCAAATAGGTGTTCCTAAGGATATTACATGGATCAATGATGATAGTTTGAATGTTGATGATTATATTAAAGATAGCAGTCAAGATTTATTATTGACTTGTCCTCCGTATGCCGATCTTGAAGTATATTCTGATGATCCGCAGGATATATCGAACATGAATGAAGCTGATTTTGATAAGACTTATGTTGAAATATTGAAACGTGGTGCCAATAAGGTCAAAGATAATCGCTTTGCTGTAGTCGTTATTTCTGATGTCAGAAGTAAGAAAGACGGGCATTATAGGGATTTGCAGGGACTAACTAAAAAGGCATTTAAAGAGCAAGGTTTTATATTTTATAACGATATTGTGTTAGTCAATGTTGTTGGTTCGGGGGCCATTCGGGCTCGCCGTAACATGATAAATCGAAAAGTAGTTAGATGTCATCAAAATGTTTTAGTGTTCTATAAGGGAGATACTAAGCAAATTAAGGAACAATTCCCAGAAATCGAAGTGGCTGATGATCCATTAGAAGAAAGTGAATAAAAGCTTGGATAATTCCTTGAACCACCTATACTCTTACCTTAAGCTTACAGTGTACCAAGGAAAGGAAGGTAAGATAAAATGACAAACGAAACAAAACAATTGAGAGACCAAGCAGAAAAAGGACGCATGCTATACAGAAGTGGTAACGCAACAATGGAAGAAGCTAAAGAATTGGTTATGCCTTACATTAACCACTTCAACAACCGTTCAAAAGAATTAGCAAAGAAATTTAACCAACGTCCAAAATTGATCAGTTTCAAGAGCTTTTGCCGATAGGAGAAATGCTATGAAATCTATCGCTAACAAGTTAAAATTAAAACTTCAAAATGTTCCTTTAAAAGAATTTAAGCCAAGTAACGACGGTGCACGTATTGTATTTACTGATGAAAACGATTGGAACGATTTCGTATACTGCCTAAGAAATAACTGGGTCAAATGGGGACAAGGAGACATCATCGGGTGTTCTTGGAATAAAAAACATAAATTTGTATATATTGATTTTAGATAGTCAAGGTTCGACTCCTTGATTTATCTATTGGCATATCCTATCGGGAAAATAAATATAAGGAGTGCCTACTAAGCCGAGCGCAGAGTTGTAACGAACTAAAGCGAACGGCTTTTTTTGTTGCTGTTTTTTAGGATGAATGACTGGAGCTCATAACTCTAGTTGGAAGTTCGAATCTTCCCAGCAGCGCTATAACTTGAAAGGAGGTGACGTTACTTGAAATGGCAAGAGGACAATATAAGAAGTGGCTGAAGCAAGAAAATTTATTATTACTGCAAGGCTGGAAACGTGATGGCCTGACTGATGAACAGATCGCTCATAATATCGGGATTAGACGTGAGACATTGTATGACTGGATAAAGAAATACCCTAACATATCCAACGCCTTAAAAATGGGAAAAGAACAGGCTAATTTTATCATTGAGAATGCACTGTTCAAAAAAGCCAAGAATGGTCACGTCACCGCACAGATATTTTGGCTCAAAAATAATTGGCGTGATAAGTACAACGATAGCCAGTTATCCGTTGAAGAAAGAGAATTGCTTAAGCATCGTATTAAAGACTCTGAACTTGATACAAAAATCAAAGAAGCCAAGCTTAAGATCTTGCAAAGTGAGGGTACTAATGCAGAAGATCACTTATTAGAATTAATCGAAGCAATCGAAAAGGAGGACGACAAAGAACATGGCACTGACCAAGGTATTAACAGCTAAACAGCGAGAAGTGTTACATGCTTATCGTACTCAAGAATTTCGTTTTCTGATCAATTCGGGTTCTGTTCGTTCAGGTAAGACGTATATTGATAATTACTTATTTTTGCTTGAGTTGGATAGAGTCAGAAAGCTAGCAAAACAACTGGGGGACTCAAACCCTAAATATATTCTCGCTGGTGTATCGTCAGGTACGATCTATACGAATATTATTTCAGAGCTTGGCAATCAATTTAGGATAGCACCTAAGACTGATAGATTTGGTCATTATCATTTGTTAGGCGTTGAGATCGTGCCAGCTTACACAGGTTCTATTCGTGGTATGGCGTCTATACGTGGTATGACCAGTTATGGTGCTTACGTTAATGAAGCGTCCCTAGCAGATCAGAGCGTATTTCAAGAGATCAATAACCGCTGTTCACGACCGGGAGCACATATTATTTGTGATACTAACCCAGACCATCCCGAGCATTGGCTCAAGACGCAGTATATCGATAAAGAAAATGATAGCGGTAAGACGTTGTACTTTAATTTTAAGCTTGAAGAGAATACAACGCTTGATCAAAGTTATATCGAAGGTCTTAAGGCGACCACGCCAACCGGGATGTTTTACGATCGTTCTATTTTAGGGTTATGGGTATCAGGTCAAGGGCTTGTTTATCCGGAATTTGATAGACGTACAATGACAATAAGCAGACAACAAGCGTTCGATGAAACATACGAGCGCTTTTTTGTTGGCGTTGACTGGGGGTTCAATCACAAGACTGTATTCACGGTAATGGGTTATCGTGACGGCGTGTACACGTTAATGGAAGAGCATGCTGCTAGTTATGAGCAGATCGCTTATTGGGTAGATGTGGCAAAGGATATTAAGGAGCGGTTTGGGAACATCCCTTTTTATTGCGATACCGCCAACCCCGAACATATTTACGATCTGAGTCAAGCTGGCATTCGAACAATGAATGCCAACAAGAATGTCTTGAACGGTATCGAGTACGTAGCTGGAGCAATGCATAATGGTAAGTTCAGAGTCGTTTATGATGATTGCCCACAGTTTCGTAAAGAGATCTATAACTATGCTTGGAACGAAAAAACGGGCGATGTTATCAAGAAAGATGATGACTGTATGGACAGTATGCGTTATGCAATGTATAACGACTATTTAGATCATATGGATGAAAGTATGTCAGTTGAAGAGCTGGCTAAGTTAAAGAAGGTGATGTAGTGGATAAAGTAAACGAATTCGAATTTGGATTAGGGAGCAATGCTAAATCTAGCTTGTTCCCTTTTTCTGTGCAAAGCAATATTCATTATCGTGTTGATTCGCTAGACGATTTAACAGCTAATGGATACAAAGTGCTATTGGATATTTTGCGACATTTCCAAGAGTATCAGATACCACGATTGAGCGTGCTGGACGATTATTCCAAGGGCCGAAACACAGCTATTTTTGGTGGTGATCGCCGCAAAGATGACAGCAAGGCTGATTACCGAATTGCACATAATTTTGGCAAACTGATTGCTCAATTTGTAGCTGGGTACACAACGAGCGTACCGTTGAAATATAGCTTGCCCGAAGATAAAAAGCTCGAGAAAGAATTGCTAACATTCAATAAAGCTAATGACATCCCTACTTTAGACAATGAGCTAATGTATGACGTTGCCAAGTACGGGCGTGCTTATGACATTCAGTACAAGACCGAAACTGGTAACAAGATCAAGCAGGCTAATGTGTTTGAAACGTTTGTGATTTATGATACGACGATTGAGCGTAAGCCAATCGCAGCAGTGCGGATCGTTGAATCTGGGTTTAGTGGATTTTCTGAAACTAAGTATCTAGTTAGCTTGTATACAGCAAGTGAAATCACTCATTTTAAAGAATTGTCGTTTGGGATGTCTAGTCTAGATGTCGATCGTGAAGAAAAACACTTCTTCAATGGCATACCTATCGTAGAGTATCAGAGTAATCGTTATCGAACTTCATGGTATGAAGATGTGTTACCGCTGATTGACGCATACGATCAAAGTGCAAGCGATACAAGCAATTACATGACTGACGTTATCAACTCATTACTTGTGATCAGTGGTGATTTCAGCACAGCAGGCAATAACGTGTCTGATCTCATTAGGCAGATTAAACGTTATGGTGTGCTTGGCTTACAAAGTGGCTTTGACCGCAATGGTAATTCAACGAGTATTAGCGCTAATTACATCAGTCCCGAGTTTGATAGTACAGCTAGCGAAAGCTATAAAGAACGTATTCGCAAAGATATTTTCAATATCAGTAACATCCCTGATATGAGCGACCAAAACTTTTCTGGTAACGCAAGTGGGATCGCTATTCGATATAAGATTTTCGGCTTTGAGCAAGCGATCGCACAGACAATGAACGCATTTAAGCGATCGTTGGCAGATAGATGCGAGTTGTTATTCAAGCATGAAAACAATCTGAATAATACTAAGCGTGATTTACCTAATGTCACGATCGAGTCAACGCCTAATCTGCCTTATGCGGTTAGTGAAGAACTTAAAATGCTTACTGATGCTGGCGTCCCTGTATCGAGAAAAACAATGTACAATCAAGTGCATTTTACCAACGCCGAGATTGAAGAAAAGAACTTGGAAGAAGAAAGCGAATTAGAGCTTTCAAAAGTCGTAAATGACAGCTTTAACGGTAAAGTTGGTGTAATTACACCAGACCAACAAAAAGAACCGTCAAACAACACGAAAGACGGCGATTTAGATGGATAGCAAGGAATACTGGTTAAAGCGTGAGCAAGAGCACGCTAAGCAATTACGTAAAGATGTTTCTGATAAAACGCAAGAGATCATGATAGAGTATAAGCGCACACTTGATAATATCGAAGCCGATATTAATCGCAATTTTGTACGTTATGCTAAAGACGGCAAGATGACAATGGCTGATGCTATGAAGCTCGCTGATAAGATGGATGTTGTGCGATTTGCTGACAAAGCTAAGCAGTACGTGCAAGAAATGGATAACTCACCACAAGCTAATGCTGATCTAAAGCTTTATAACTTGAAGATGCGAGTAAGTCGTTTGCAGTTGCTTAAGTCTGAAATTTTTCTTGAGATTGATAAGCTGGCAGGTAAAGTAAACGGCGAGACATGGCGGCATTTGGAGAAGGTTGCTAAACTTGAATATAAGCGTCAAGCTGGTATTTTAGGTAAATTTTTAGTGTTTGATGATCGTAAGGTAAATGCGTTAGTCAATGCTTCGTATAAACTAAACAATGGCTTTGTTACTTTTAGTAATAACGTGTGGCACAATACTGAAATGCTGAAAGCACGCTTAGGTAATGCCCTAAACAGTGCCATTTTACAGGGTAAGAACCCGAACGAGTATATCTCCGAGTTCGTCAAGATCTTTAATGCTCAACCTTATCAAGTTGGAAGGCTGTTAATCACTGAAACGGCTAGAGTGCAAGGTGATGTGCAGTTAGACAGCTATAAGCAAGGTGAAATCGAATGGTACGATATTAGCTATGAAAGTAGTGCGTGCAGAATTTGTAGGCGAGCAGCCGCAGGTGGTCCATACAGATTTGATCGTGCTGTTGTCGGGCATAATATGTACCCGTTTCATCCTAATTGTCTATGCTCGATTATGCCAGCAGAAGAACCAGTGGGCGCAAGTAAACACAGGAAGCAGGATAAAAAGAAATCGGGTAAAGACTATATAGATGATTTGATGAATACTATTGATTTAAAAACAGCGTCACCAAATGATATAATCAAGTTGGGCAAAGCATTCAATGATCACTATAATGTCACTGATAATATTGGTGATAAAGATAAGTTGAAAGAGTTCTTTTCCAATTATCGCCAAATGGGTGGTATAGTCCCCAAAGAAATGTGGGCGAAAGGATCGAGTGTTGTTGTAAAAAAACAGCTATCAGATGCATTTTCATACTATCCAAAAGATTGGGTTGATTATGTGGCAAATTCTGGTAAAAAGATACTTGCTCGCAGAAACCTTGAGCGTGGTTTTTTTGTTAATGGTGCATATAAAGCCAATGGTAAAGGATATGCTACTAAATATGAAAATTATTTAGATGGATACTTTACCATTGTATCAACTGGTGTAAGGAAGACCACACCGTTTCACGAGATAGGTCATATGGTCGAATATTTTAATTCAGATTTAGTTCGCATCGAAAAAGAATGGGTCGACAAGCGGACAGAAGGTGAGAAACCAACACGAATGATTGATATTTTCCCTGGGAGTAAATATAAACCAAACGAATTTGTAAAAAAAGATGATTTCATTACACCGTATATTGGGAAATATTATTCTCATGGTGCAGAAGTCTTTACTATGGGACTTGAAGGGATGTTTGAACCAACAGATTTAGTAAAGGGTGTAGGGAATGACGGGAAAATGGTTTATACAAGAATAACTGACGACCCAGAATTTCTTAACTTGATAATAGGTTTATTTTTGAAGGGATAGGTAACATGAAGACAAGAGATGATAGCAAAGTAATTGAGAGAATGAAGTACTTCAATGAAATTTTAGTACCAAAATATGAAAAGCAATTTAATACATCTTTAGAAGATATTTGTCTTTGGGATCCTCTCAATATAACAAATTATCCTGAAGAAGTAGAAGCTGCGATTGTTAGGTTAGAAAAGGCAATCAAGGATAATCAAATCTTACTAGATGAAGACGGTGAACCACTAGAACCCCAATCCGAAGATGTAATTTATTAAAAAGCATTCAGCAAAAGTTGAGTGCTTTTTATTTTGTCTTTTTTCGATCGCAGACGTTAAAGAACGATCGTAACACAGTTGTATAAGGATGTTTAGAGTGCGTGTACTTGGAAGCTAAAGCTTGTGAGTGGGCGCTTTTTTTATGCTCAAAAACGTGTTTATGGAACAAATTGGAGGTCAATTTTTATGAGTGAAGAAGCAACAGAACAAGAAGTAAAGCAAACAGAAGAACAACAACCATTCAAGTCTTTTGCGACACAAGCAGAGTTAGATAGTTACACAGACAAGCGTATCAGTAAAGCTTTAGATACCGCTAAGGAGAAGTGGGCTAGTGAACTTGATGACAAGCTCAAAGAACGTGAAGACAAAGCGAAAAAGCTAGCTAGCATGACTGCTAAAGATCGTGCAGAAGCAGAGCTTAAAGATCGTCAAAAAGCGCTAGATGAACGTGAACACGAACTCAATATGAAAGCTTATCGTATTGAAGCTCAAAAGCAACTTGAAGAAAATAAGTTGCCAGCAGATTTAGTTGATCTAGTGCTGACTGATAATGCTGAAAATACACACGCAAACATTCAACTGCTATCTGAAACAGTTGATGAGCTAGTCAAAGCACGAGTTGCTGAACTATCTAACACAAGTAGTCCAAAAGATAGCGCAGGCTTTAAAAGCAGTGATCAGGTGAATGGTGATGTTGCTGCGTTTGCACAGAAGAACAGATTAATTTAATAAGGAGGGCTTACAATGCCACAATCATTTGATCCAAATAACGTAACAATGCTACAACGCCCAGATGGTACTATTCCAGAAAAACATGCACGTTTGACTATTGAAGATGTCATTCAAAATTCTAAGGTAATGCAACTTGGAAAGTACGAGCAGATGGACGGCTTAGAAAAGAAATTTGATGTCTTCGTTAAGGGTGGCGGAGCTTACTGGGTAGATGAAACTCAAAAGATTCCAACGACCAAGAGCGAATGGAAGACAGTAGAAATGCGTGCTAAGAAGTTAGCCGTTATTGTTCCTGTCTCTAAAGAATACTTAAAATGGAGCATGAATAACTTCTTTGAATTCATGAAGCCAAAGATCGCAGAAGCTTTCTACAAGAAGTTTGATGAAGCGGTGTTGCTTGGTAAGAATAACCCGTTCAAGCAATCTCTTGCTAAGTCTATTCAAACTGCAGGTACAAATATCACTGGCTCGATCGATTATGATACGATCTTGGATCTTGAAGATAAGCTTTACGAAAACGATATTGAACCAAATGCGTTCATTTCTAAGGTGCAAAACCACACAGCTTTGCGTAAAGCAGTCAAGACAGAGAATGGTGTCGCAACTTCTTTATACGATCGTGCTAACAAAACGATTGACGGTATCGTAACAGTGAACCTTAAGTCAGAACAAATGCCTAAAGGATCATTGATCGCTGGTGACTTTAATTACTTGTACTATGGTATTCCTGCTGGCGTTGAGTACAAGATCTCAGAAGATGCACAGCTATCCACGTTAGTCAATGAAGATGGCACACCTATCAACTTGTTTGAACAAGACATGGTAGCTTTGCGTGTATCTATGTACGTTGGCGCATTAATTGTCAAAGACGAAGCTTTTGCTGGCTTAAACATGACAACAGATGATAATGTATCTGACACTATGCCAGGCCACGGAACAAACTCGACTGATCCAGATGCAGTGAAGAACACGAAAAAAGCTAAGCCAAAAACAAATGAATAGCAGGTGATCTAATTGTCAGAAGGAACAATGAAAGTGATAAACACGGTCAAGCTTCTGGCAGGGATCACAGACAACAAACAAGATGATGTCATTTCTGCATTAGAAGAGATGACACGCAATCAGCTTTCTATGATGGTGGACGAGCGATCTGTTCCGCCACCATTAGAAGCTGTTGTCTTGCCTGTGACACTTGCTAGATTTAATCGCTTAGGAAACGAAGGGATGCAGTCGTATTCGCAAGAAGGCGAAAGTATCACTTATCCAGCTAGCGATTTTAACGAATATGCAGACGTGATCGATCGGTATAACACTGAGCGAAAACGTGGGCGGATCGTGTTTTTCAATGAAGGTAAGGCTGGTGCGTAGTTGTGAGATTTAACAAGCGGGCCTTATTTAGAAAGAATGACCTTGATGGTGAATTAGTTCCCGTCAATTTGACTTCAATGGGAGCTAATCAACAACAGCTCGTTTTTGGTAATGTGAAACAAGAACGTGTTGTTGCTCGTTTTCAGCGTCCTATGAGTGTCAGAACGGGTTATTTTACTGTCAATGATAAAACGTATCAGATCACTATGAATATCACGTCAGAAAGGCGCACAGCGTTATATGGAGTTGAATATCATGGGAGATTATAGAGTCGAGATCGAAGGCGACGATAAACTAATTGACGCCTTACTATCTAACAAAAATTTAAAGCAAGTTAAGGCTATCGTTAAGAGTTCAACGATCAATGTTGCTCGTGGTAGTCAGCAACTTGTACCCGTTGGTTGGGGGAAAAGATACCCGGTCAACACAAAGCCCCCAAAAGGCTATCGTGGTGGTACGTTAAAGCGTAGTATGACGCAGAAGATTATTAGCGAGGGCCTAGAAGGTCAAGTCAGCTATGATACTGAATACGCTGCTTATCAAGAGTACGGAACACGTAAACTTCCAGCTCGGCACTATCTGAAAAAGCCTTTTGAGAGCGAAAAAGAAGTGTTTATCTCGAAACTGAAAGGGTTGGTTAAATGATAGACCCATATCAAGAGATTTTTGAGAAGATTATAGAATTATCAAATGAATCAGGATATGCGACTTTCGACTATTTACCAGATGAAAGTCAAGCATATCCTTTTGTTTACGTCGGTTATCAGCAAAATATCGATAGAATCACTAAGACTCGATTTTTAGGTAAAACGCATATTCAACTTGATGTGTATGCAGAGCATAATCGTCGATTTGAAGTGTCAAGGATCTTGAATGATTTGTTAAATGTGATCCAGCATCACAGAAAAACGACACATTTTACGTATACAGTCGTAAATAGTGAAAGCCAGATCGTTGGTGATAATACGACAGATATTCCGTTGATTCATGGGATTTTAGAGTTAGAAATTCAATACAGTTAATAGGAGTGTGACTAAAAATGGCAGAAAATATTAAAACATTACATGGGAAAGATACTTTTCTCTTTGTTCGCAAGTTGAAAGATGCTAAGACAAGCGAAGGCAAGTTGATCCCGTTTCAAACGTCATTAAGCTTTGGACCTAGTCGGGACTCAGATACGACACAAACAAAGTCAGGCCCAGTGACAACTGCAGGCGGTATCGAAACGGATCTAAGTGTGGAGTTTATCAATAACACATCTGCTATCGTAGATGCTTTACAAGATAGTTTGTTCGATGGCGATAAGTTAGAGTTCTGGATTATTTATACAGGACGAAAGAACGCACAAGGACAGTATTTCTCGTTCTATGGTCGTGCGATCGTATCAGAAGATAGCAATGATAATGACGTTGATGATCTATCGACTCGTGAAATTTCATTTGGTGTTGATGGCACTCCAAAACGTGGGTGGACCACATTACCACAATCAGCGCAAGAAGCTATCGAATATGTTTATCGTGGCTTAGAAGCAATGGGTGAAAATGAAACTACTGGTACAGCTTGGAAAGAAGCTGACGCTGGGATCAATACGGAGGGTTAAAAAATGATTTTGAAAATTAATGAAAAAGATGTTGAGTTAAAATTCGGTGTTCGCTTTGTACGTGAATTAGATAAAGTTGGTGGTGTTGATACTGGTAGCTTTAACATGGGAATGGCTTTGACTAAGGCTATTCCAGCGTTACAAGCGTATGATCCTGTGGCGTTGAGCAACGTTATCTATGCTGCTTCTTATGGAAGTACGCCCCGACCAGCGATGACAGAAATTGATGATTTCTTAGATGGTTATGCGAAGATCGAGAAACTATTTGATGATGTCACAAAAGAAATGTTGAAAGCCAACGCTGTGAAAGTTGCAGCAAAAAACCTAAAAGCCTAGATAACCAATCTGGAGATCAACAGTATCATGAGATAATGTTGAATTCGTTGGCTTATCTAGGTTTTTCTGATATTAGAAAAATCGAAGATATGACGTTTGATGAGTATAATTTGCGAATCGAAGCTTATCAACTTAAGCAGATAAAAGAACAAGAAAAATTGGCTTTGTTGGCGTGGTTTAATCAGACGGTTCAAGCCACAACAGGTAATGCTAAACATCCAAAGCCTAAATACAAGAAATTTACTGATTTCTTTGATGCTATGGAAATGATCGACGTATTGCGTGATGAGTTTGAAGAAGACTACAAGCCACGTACCGAAAAAGTCAAAGAGAAAAAACGTCGTGATCTTATCAATGCTAGATTAGCTGAATTTGAACGATTGAGGAGGGGAAGTCATGGCACAAAGTTATAGTATTACTGCAATTCTTAGTGCTGTCGATCGTGGCTTTTCTTCCGCAATGGATAAAGCTGCTAAATCTACTGAATCGCTTGGTAAAACTGTTCAAGATAAGATGGGTGGCATTGGTAAAGCAATGACTTATGCGGGAGCGGCTACAACTGCTATGGGAGTTAGCGCTCTTAAAGGTTATGGTGACTTTGAATACTCACTTAACCAAGCTGCAGTCATTGCGGGTGGTACTGCTAAAGACATTGATGGATTAGCTAAAGTCGCTAATAAAATGGGTGCTGAATTACCAATCAGCGCTCAAGATGCTGCAAATGCTATGGTTGCTATGGCCCGTGACGGCGCTTCTATTGAAACAATCAAACAACGATTTCCTGCTATCGCTAAAGCTGCTACTGCGGCGGGTGCTGATTTAGAAACGACAGCATCTGTTGTTCAGCAGTCAATGAATATCTGGGGTAAGAGTCTCAAGTCACCAGAGCAAGCAGCAGGTATCTTAGTGCAGGTTGCTAACCAGTCTAATGCGTCTATCGAAAGTATGCAACAAGCTTTATCGAGCATTGGACCGACTGCAGCATCTGCTGGTTACAGTATGCAAGATACAGCTAACGCTATTGGCTTGCTTACTAACACTGGTATGAGTTCAGCACAAGCAGCTGATAACTTAAATCATGCGATCGTACAAATGCAATCACCAACTAAAAAATCTCGTGGCTACATGGAAGAGTTAGGTATTTCTTTCCGTGACGCAGAAGGTAACATGAAACCTATTCCACAAGTTGCCAGTGAGCTTTCTGGAGCGCTTAAAAATCTTGGCAAAGAGCAACAAGATGCTGCTTTAAAAGCTATGTTTGGCCAAGATGGTATGAAAGTTATGCGTACACTTATGAAAGCTGTTGCTGACGAAACAGATAACACAACAACTAGTTGGAATGCTGCAGCTAAAGCAATCGAAGAGTACGCAGGATCAACAAAGACTGCAAACAAAAACTTAGACAAACAGGCTAAGGAAATGCAACAAAACGTTGGATCATCACTTGAACAATTAGGTGGTAACTGGGACAACTTGATGAAAACGTCAATGGCTGGAGCTAAGAAGATAAATGGCGCTTTGATTGGTTCTGGAAATGATTTTCTGCAATGGGCCACAACTTCTAACGAGTCAACAGCGAAGGCTATTCGTAGCTTTATCGGACTTAGCCCTGCAATTGGAACAGCTATGACGGCTGTTGGTGGCTTTCTGACTAATGCGCAAAAAATCGGGGGTGCATTGAGCGGTGGCATTAGAGCAATCAAATTATTTGGTAGTGGTGTAGGAAGTTTTGTTAACGTTTCAAGAGCTTTAATTGGAATTGCAAAAGGATCACAATCAGCGTTATTGGCGTTACAAATGCTAGCAAAAACGTCAATTATCGCTAAAACAGCATTGTTAGCATACAACGTTGTAGTGAAAATAGCGACAGCTGTACAAGCCGCATTTAATGCTGTTATGGCATTAAACCCATTTGTATTGATAATTGCTGCGATTGCTGCAGTTATCACTGCTCTGGTATTGTTTTTTACCAAAACGAAAATGGGTCAGCAAATCTGGGCTAGCTTTGTTTCTTGGTTGTCAGATGCTTGGAACAAGTTGAAAGAACTTGCGTCTGTTGTTTGGGAGGCAATAGTACAAGCTTTTTCAAGTGCTGTCGATAAGGTGAAAAGCGCTTGGAATGGTATTGTAGAATTCTTTTCTAATCTTTGGCAAGGGATCGTTGATTTTGCTGTCCCTATTTGGAATAGCTTTTTAGAAGCGATCGCACCAATTATCGACGCTTTCAAAAACTTGTGGGATGCGTTGAAAGAGTTCTTTGTTACACTGTGGCAAGCTATTGTTGATCTTGCAGTTAATATTTGGAATGGCTTGGTTGAATTCATGACACCAATCATTGAAGCGATTAAGACTGCTTGGAATACAATGACAGAGTTTTTCTCCAATCTTTGGCAAGGGATTGTTGAAATAGCAACGACTGTTTGGCAAAGCATTGTTGCTTTCATGACGCCAATTATTGAAACAATAAAAATGCTTTGGAATGGCTTTTCCGAATTTATGTCTGGGTTGTGGCAATCAGTAGTTAATGTGGCGACAAATGTTTGGAATACACTTGTATCAGTAGTCACAAGTGTTTGGGAAAGTATCAAGTCGTATGTTCAAATGGCTATCACAAGTTTGGGTGAAACGATACAAACAGGTATTACAACTATTCAGACTACTTGGTCTAATATTTGGAATACTATTGTATTGATTGCTCAAACAGTTTGGAATAACATAGTTACGATTATTTCAGCTGTTCTTAATGCTTTAGCTGAAATAATTCAAGCGGCTACAGAAGCTATCAAAGGTAATTGGCAAGGAGCTTTAGAACATCTAAGAAATGCTGCGGATACTATTTGGGATGCTATTAAATCAGTGATCGAATCAACACTTTCAGTAATAAGAAGCATTATTGAAGGTATCTTGAATACGATCAAAGCTATTGTTACTGCTGTTTGGGAAGCTATCAAGAGTGTGACGTCTAGTATTTGGGATGGGATTAAATCTGTCATTTCAAATACAATAGACACTATTAAGTCAACAATTTCAAACACAATGGAGAATATAAAAAGTGCATTTTCTCGTGGATGGGAAACTGCAAAGCAAGTGACGTCCGACGGTATCAAAGGTGCTTTAGACGCTGTTAAAAGAGTTGCAAGTGATATGGTAAGTGCTGGTAAAGATTTTGTTATGGGATTTGTTAGAGGTATCAAAGGCGCTATCGGAAAAGCTGTTAGTGCTGCTGTTGATATGGCTAAAAGTGCATTCGATTCTGCAAAGAGAGCTTTGGGTATTAACTCACCTTCTCGTGTAATGCGTGACAAGGTAGGGCGCTTTGTTCCAGCTGGTTTAGCGGTTGGTATGATTGATAACCTATCAATCGTTGAAAAAGCATCAGACAAGCTAGCAGAAGCTTCTATGTTCGCTGTCCCGGCAGTTGATACAACAGACTTCACAAGATCACTAACAGCGGTCAACGGAAAGCTTACAGGTAGTGTAGATAGCAATTTGACTCACGAATTAAGCTTGAATCAGCAACCAGCTTATATTAACGTTTCGCTCGGCGGGACTGATTACGGTGCTTTTGTTGCAGATATTAGCCGTGAACAAGGATCACAAGCTAGTTTGACTCGTAACTATAAATTCTAAACAAAAAGGAGGACGACAAGCGCCCCCCTTTGAAATTTAGTTCGTTTGTGCTATCATTAACGTGTAGTTAAGGAATTACACGATAGCTGGGTCATGCTATCAAACAGAACTTTCGGTGTTTCGACCCGAGCACATGGCCGTGTGCTCATAGCAAACACCGTAGACAAAAATTGGGATAAAAAAATCACCCGTTTCGTCGGTATTTGCACATGAGGGACATGCGCAATCTCAATTATAACAAAAATCAAAGTCAGTTGATACTCATACCTTGATGTATCTACTGACTTTTTTGTATGGAGGAAATAATTATGTATGATTTTAGAGATTTACAACCACGAGCAGAGCCTAGCTCGTCTTTGCCACTTGAAGCGATCTGTTATGCGGGTAAGTGGCTAGATCGTGAAATTCCAGAATTCGAAACTTTAGTTGTAGAAGGTCGTGGTGGTTTTGAACGGCAAATAAACGCTCCTGAACGTGTTGGAGACGGTAGCCTATATCTTAACTCACGTATCAAGGAACGAAAAATCACAGTTACTTTTAGATTGCTGTGTAATACGATCGAACGATATAACGAAGTCTTGGCTAAGTTAAATCAATTGACGTATGCAGCTAATGTTGAAGTTAAGTTTGCTGATGAACAGGGTTATCACTATATCGGTACGATCGAAAGTATCAGTTTAGATAAGCCGTTATTTAGCACGACTGGAAAAATCGAGATCGTTTGTGCTGACCCGTATAAATACAGTTTGCCAAAAACGATTGAAATTACTGGAACATCAACAAGTATTTTAGATCCCGAACTAACGTATCAACAAATACCAAAACTTATTGAGTTTACACCAAATAGCACTATTTCTAAATTTGAAATGCGTACCAATGCTTCTAAGGTATTTACTTTCAATGAAACTATCGGAGCTGGAACAAAATTGACGATCGACTTTACAAAATTGGCTGTCAAGCTCAACACGACTCAGCATTTGATGGGGTTGAAGCTATCGTCTAACTTTAGTGATTTTTATATTCAAAATGGAACAACGATCACACTCAATGCTATTGGAAAATTTAAAATGATTTACGAGGTGAAGCGCTTATGATCATGTACCTACTTGATAAACAACAAAATATCATCAAAGCGATTTCTGATGGGATTATCGAAGCAAAGATGACAGAAGAGATCAACGCAGCGGATAAATTGTCGTTTAGCTTAGTTCAAGATAAGCGTTTAGCAAACAGTATCTATTTTGTCTGCATTCCTGCAACCCGTGGGGATGCTTTTTTGATGTTTAAAATCATTTCTGAAAGTGTCAAAGATGATCGCATTGAATACACATGTATTGAGTCAGCTTATGATGAATTAAAAAGTTATGCATATATCAAAGATGTTAGACCGCAAGATAAAACGGCTAGTGAGATGTTGCGAATTGCTTTGAATGGAACACGTTGGGAAGTTGGATATAGCGAAGAAACCACACGAAAACGGACGAATTTTTACTACATTTCAACACTGGAAGCTATTCAAAAAGTTGTGGAGCTGTTTAAGATCGAACTAACATTTACAGTTATTATTGATCCGATCACAAACAAAATTGCTAGACGACAAGTTAATTTATACAGCCAGCAAGGAGAACGTACAGGCAAGCGTTTTGAGTATGGATCTAATCTGTTGAGTGTGACTCGTGAAGAATCAAGCGAGGATCTTGTTACGGCGCTTGTAGGACGTGGGAAAGGCGAACAGCTAGATGATGGTAATGATGATACTGTTGATGGTTATGGTCGCCGTATCATGTTTACTGATGTTATCTGGAGTAAGGCAAATGGTCATCCAACAGACAAACCTGCTGGGCAAGATTATGTTGAAGATAAGGAAGCAACTAAACTTTATGGTTTTGATGATGGTAAACCACGCATTGGTATTGCTGTGTTTGAAGATATTGAAGATGTTAATCAGCTGATCAATGCAACGTGGGCAGCATTGCAAGTAGCTAAACGACCTAAAGTATCTTTTAAGGCAAGCGCATTAGATATTGGAGATCTTGGCCTAGGTGATACAGTTGCGATTATCAGACATGAGTTGAACATTGAATATTTCACCCGTGTCTATAAAGTAGAACATGATCTATTGGATAAAAATAATAATGTGATCGAGCTGGGCGATGACTTTAGTGAAAAAAGTCTAACAAATTACGTTGCATCAGTCAAAGAAGCTCAAGAAGAAACGTCACGAGTGGCTAATATCGCTTTGACGTCAGCAAATGGAAAGAACAAAAATTTTTATTCTAATGTCAAACCAACGATTGCATCTGAGGGTGATAATTTATTTCTTGATCTTGGGAACGGTGAAACAGAATATTATGTTTGGAAAAATGGAAACTGGGAACTTATCTTAAGTACAGCTGAGTTGAATACCACTAAAAAAGAAGTTGATAAAGCACTATCGGACATTGAAGATGTAAGATCACAAGCAGATCAAGCATTTAACAACGCAAAAAATGCGCAATATTCAGCAGATAGTGTTTATCGATCCTTCATGGATCTTCAAAAAAATTCTGCTACTCAAGATACTGTTGATTATTACTACAAAGAATTGGCAGATAGTATTTCCGCAAAATACAATCAAGTTCATAATGAGATGCAATCATCATTTGACGGTTTAATGCCCGTGATAAATGATGCAATAAACAATGCGACAGATGCTAAAAAACAGCTTAACAATGCTCTTTCTGAAGTTGGGCGAATTGATTATTCGATGAAAGCTTTGCAATCTAGCTATGCTAATTTGAACGGCGAAATATCGCAAACAAAGCAAACAGCCAATCAGATATCAACTAAATTAGCGAATACTCAGGGAGATATCACTAAGTTAGTTACTAAGGCAGGTAAACTTGAACAGCAGTTACTTAGCAAAGTTGATACGACACTCTTTGAAAATTTTAGAGAAGCAACAAGTAGAGAGTTGAAACAACGTCTGACGGCTACCGATTTGAACGGCTATGTTAAGTCGACAGAATTGGTTCAGACGGCGAATGGTATTCGAGCAAGTGTATCAGCGGTTGACGGTAAGCTCAATGATTTAAAAATCGGTGGAGCAAATCTAATACCTAATTCAAATGCAAGTGAAACAGGAGCAGTTGCATGGACTGGAACTCGTCTATTTACCCATCCATTTTACTTTAATAGTACTAAAAATATGTTTAATGTTGATAATTCAACTAACCTAATTACCGCTGCTGTTAGTCAGCGCTTTGCGATCAAGCCTAATACGCAATATACACTTAGTTATGTTGGCTTTATGTCTGTAAACAGTGGAGGCTATAATATCTTCTTACGTGGCAGAAAAGGCAATGTCGCTAAAGAATCACAATTTATTCAAGGCGGTAGATTGTCTGTCTCAAGTGCGGAGTACAAGCATGTTACATTTACAACAGGTGATATTGACAATGCTGAGCTTGCATTTAATGTTGATGGATCTACCAACGGTAATGTTTCTAACTTCTTTTTCAATGAAGTCATGTTAGTTGAAGGGAACAAAGATCTAAGATGGGGACCAGCGCCTAAAGATGTCGAAAATAGATATGCTAGTTTAAATATTGAAGTTGATAAGATCAATGCAGTTGTTGCAAATAAGGCGGACAGATCATACGTTGATCAGCGGGCTAATGAGATAGGCTCTATCGTTGCTAATAAAGCTGATATGTCTTATGTGAACCAAAAGGCTGATCAATGGCAATTAGAACTAACTAACTTAGCTATTGGTGGAACTAACTTACTAGCAAAAACGAGTTCAGAAATGGAAATTATTTTAGCGCCGACAGTAGGTTATCAAGAAGGTGTTAGATATAATACGACTAAAAATATTGACAAAGAAACGTATACTCTATCTTTTGAGGCTAAAGCATATTATAGTGGGCAAAAGATAGCCAACTATTTTTGGTATGGTGATCTTGGTGGAAATAATACCGTCGAGCGTGTGATCGAGTCTAATGGCGTAGAGCGCACCAATCCATTGGATGGCTTTTGGGAAGTCACATTGACAAATTCTTGGAAACGCTACTGGATCACTTACAAAGTGAGACCAGAAGAATTTAAAAAATCTGTGATCGTTGGACGTAGGTTTGTTGGCTCATCTCCTAAGCCTCGAGGAAGTGTGTTTATTCGCAACGTGAAGCTTGAGCAAGGAAGCAAACCAACAGATTATTCACCAGCACCAGAAGACACAACTGTGGCGATCACAGCAGTAAAAAATGAATTAAATACTGCTATCAATTTACGTGTTCAAAAAAATGAATTACTATCACAGATCAACTTGCAAGCTGGACATACCCTTATTCAGTCTAAAAAAATCTATCTTGATGCTGAAACGGTAGCATTTAGTGGTAAAGCATTCATTCCTAATGCAGCGATCGTTGATCTAAGAGCAGATAAAATAACGGCGGGGACGTTGAATGCGTCTAAAGTATCAATCATTAATCTTGATGTAAATCGGTTAACTGGTAATAAGACTGAGTTTGTAAAATCGTTTTGGCGTAGTGCTTACGGCAATTATGTCAATATTGATTACAGCGGGATGCGAGTCACTTATGGTAATACTACAACGGAATTTAATAGTCACGGAATGGAGATCACAGCTGTTGGAGAGTCGATCGGAGGTATTGGTTGGCAAGGTATGAAAAATATGCCCCCGAATTATCAAGGACTTCTTTTTTGGCTTGATGGTGGCGGTGATTATATGGCTTGGGCTGCGAGAAATAATGGAAACTATAATATGAATCCATTGATAAAACTTTCGTGGTATCGGAAAGAGTGGACCCCACCTAACAGCAATGCAGGTTTTAATTTTGATGATACTGTTACATTTAACGATATCGTATATCCGTCAGGAAAACCAAGTGACGGAATGGCACTAAGGTTTTTTACGACTAATTACAATGGACATAGCTATCCAACTATTGGTTCAGCTTCGACGAAGTCAGGAATAATGTTCGGTGATTGGGATCTATTCTTGATTTTTAACGATAAAGTGATTCCTTTACAAGGCTGGAAAATACCTGTAAGTCTTGATCAAGGGCGAGTATCATATTACAAAGAAATTGAATATTAGAATTACGAGAGGTCTATTATGAATACAGTAACATTTACAAATGGAGAATTATCAATTATCAAAAATTTCTTAAATGGCATTAAAGTCAGAGGAAAAGCTAGCCGTGGTCGTTCAAAGCTGTTAAAGCTTTTAGCTAAAAAGGAACAAGAGTTGAATGACGACTTAAATGATGTGCGTAAACCTTATTTACTTCTTGGGGATAATGGCGAACCACTGATTGAAGATAATAACGTTAAATTTAAGGACGAAGAAGCTAGAGAAAAAGTAACAGCTGAGATTATTGAATTATTTGACGAAAAAGCTGTGATCGACATCACAGAATACCATGATAAATTACATGCTTTATATGATGCATTGAATGAATATGAGTATGATTTATCTGGTGATGACGCTAATGCATATGATTTATTGCTGGATGAATTGGAAAAGATCAAGGAGGACAAATAACATGTTAAAAAAAGAAAAAACACTCAATTTAACGGGACGATCATTGGTCAATGGTACTGATGTAGTACGTTTTGATGCTCGATTATCATCGACTGGCGGGACTACAACGATCAATACGTATGTTAATGATCAAGAACTTTATGAAAAAAATCGACGTGAAGTACGGAAAGATATGAATGATTTTCGTCAATATGTATTTGACCAAGAAGATGAGTTGTTTGATGATGTGAAAACAGATGAATCTGATACAACGGCCACAGAATAATTCATGGTGTTGGGTGGGAGTGGCGGAGAAAGGATGAGACCATGATCAAAAATTTAAAAAAGAATCGTTTTTGGTTATTTAAAGCGTTAGAGACTTATGCTCTGGCGCTTTATTTTATTGTCAAACGTAGTTCAGGGATATTTAGTTTAGACGGATATGGATATCTTGAAGTTTTAGATGATCCGCCGTTTGTTTTTTTACTTGCGGCAGTAGGGACGGTGACTTTGGTCTATGCTTTATGGGATGTTAAACATCTGTTTTATCGTCCTGTGATGACGGGATTATTAACAGGCGTGTGGCTGCTATTTTTCTTGTCATTTGCGATCACAGATGCATTAGTTGGTGTCTATATTGGTTTTCCCGGAATTTTTGCATTTTTCGTACTGACTGAAATGGTGACTGAGATTTTTGCGAAAGGGTGGTAAGATGAGCGACCAAGTACTTGTGGCCGTGATCAGTGCTTTGGGATCTGCCTTAGTCGCATGGATCACGGCACACGAGAACAATAGACAAAAAATGGATAAGCTCGAAAAGAAAAGCGAGTTAGAGAAGTTGCAAGAAGAAAACACTCGATTAAAAGAAGAACTAGAAAGGAAGAATTGTGATGAAAGTAGCAAATGATGTGATCGATTGGTTGATCTCAAGTGGTGCTTTAGTAAGTTTTATTGCTTTTGCTTGGGCTTATGTAAAACCTTGGCTTGAAGCTAAGGTAAAGACAAATGAAGCTAAACAATCAGCTTTAGCATGGGAATTACTAGAAAAGGTTGCTACAACAGCAGTAGAATCATTAGTCAGCCAAAATTTGGATGGCAAGACTAAATTTGATCTAGCAACTAAGAATGTCCAAATGGCTATGCAATCAGCAGGTTTTAAAGTTAATGATGAAGCTGCACAAACAGCAGTACAATCAGCTTATGAAAAGTCAGAACTAACACCAACAGTAGAAATCAAGGAGGACAAATAATATGGTTAATTTAGTAGCAGATGTTGCATCTTATCAACCAGATACGTTAGCGTTTTTCCAAGCAATGAAAAATGCAGGCGTTAAAGCGGTAATTGTCAAAATCACACAAGGCTCTAATCCGGGAGATGCTTATGTTAACCCTAAAGCACGCAATCAAATCAAATATGCTCGTCAAGTAGGTTTGCTAGTTCATGCTTACCACTATGCTAAATTTCATGGTGTGGCAGACGCTAAAGCAGAAGCAGCATGGTTTGTAAAAAATGCTCGTGATCACGGTATTGGGCCAGAAAGTGTAATGGCACTTGATGTTGAAGATAAAGTCAACAAGTGGGAGGTAACTGAAGATAGCAATGCGTTCTTACAGTATGTTAAAGACGCTGGCTATCCTAATGTTGATTTATATACTGGTGCAAGTTGGATCTGGGCTAAGCGTGTTGATCGTAATCGATTGATTGCCAAAAATCTATGGATCGCTTCTTATGGGGTATCTCAACCGGGAGTCGATAATGTAGGTACCTGGCAATTTAGAAGTGATTATCCGGTTGGTGGAGAAGGTATCGATATGAGTTATGATTTTAGTGGTTTCTATACTAACGCTAAAGTTACAGCTAACTCACAAAGTGTCATTAACACACCAGCACCACAACCAATCGCAGTGCCTGATAAGTGGGTCGATACGCTTGGTGCTACTTGGATTAAGGAAAATGGGACATTTACGTCTAATACAGCAATCAACTTGCGTTGGGGTGCTACATTGCAATCTAGCAAGTTAGCTGAGCTTCCAGCAGGTAGTGAAGTTAAATATGATGCATACTCAATCAGTAATGGCTTTGTATGGATCAGACAGCCACGAGGCAATGGACAATACGCTTATTTGGCTACAGGACGTGCATATGACGGGAAGCGTCTTGACAGATGGGGTTCATTCAAATAGCAGAGGCAATTATGTGAATAGTGCCTGTTAAGAAGTTTGTGAAGATGAAAGCTATCACTGCTGAACAGTATGAAGCGATCACTGGCAAAAAATATGAATAGCTAATTTAAGCGCCTCGCTCGATTTTTCGGGCGGGGCGCTTTTTTGTGTTCAATTATATAAAATTGCCCGTTTGGATATGAAAATAACCGGCAAGTCAGTCAAAAAGTCAGTCACGATTGTGCATTTAATCGTAAGTTGCTGATATATCAAGTTTTTTAAGTGCGTATTTTAAAGAGTCATATTTTTAGCTTAAATACTGATTGAATAAATCAAGAGCACCAAAGACTAATCATTAGTTATTTTAGTGCTCTTTGAGAGTGTATACGATTAATTAATGTTAATCATAGTTTGTCAAAAAAGTCAGTCACGAATCAGTCAAAAATTTACAAAGCTAGTAAATTTGTTTGGTGTAGTCATACGCTGCTCATCTGTGACTGCCGTGTAGATCTGTAATGTTGTTTGAATGTTGCTATGTCCTAATTGAGCTTGCAGTTCTTTTGGATTCATACCGCTTTGAATAGCTAATGTAGCGTATGTGTGTCTGAATCCATGAGGTGTGATCGAATGCTCACCGATTTCATGGCTGATTTTTTTGATCCAATAATCTATCATATGATGTGATATGAACGAATTATTTACACCGTTAAAAACAAGTTGTTGTGAGTTATTTGCATTAAAACCACGTTTAAGAAGTTCTATTCGTTGTGTGTTTTGCCATTGTTGCAAGACAACAAGAGTTTTTTTATCAATGTATATAATTCTATTACTTGATTGTGTTTTAGGATCAGATACACCTACCTTGCCATTTTTTAAATAGGTCACTGTTTTATTTATTGTGATGGCAGCTGAATCGAAGTTAATGTCATTCCACGTCAAAGCAGAAGCTTCTCCGATACGCATGCCACTAAATGCTAGCAAACGAAACAATGTGTAAATTTTTGGTGAACATCGTTTTTGAGCAGTGAACATAAAAAGCTCTAACTCATCACGAGTATAAAATTTTGGTGACTTTGGTGCTTTCTTAACCCTTGGAATGATCACTTTATTAAATGGATTTTTGTTGATGTAGTCCATTGAGATGGCAAATTCAAAAATCCTAGAAGCTTGGATCGTATAATTCTTTATAGCTGTCAAATTACTTTGTGCTAAAGAATTGACCATCAGTTGACATTGGCGAGCTGTGATTTTTTGAATAGGAGTATCACCTAAAATAGGTAAGATATGCGTCCTAAAAAGACTTTCCACACATAACAAGGTGTGTTCACGGACAGTTAACTTATAAGTATCCAGCCAGTGCTCATACACGTCTGAGAACGTAAGATCAGTCTTTTCCAAAAAATTGCCACTTGCAATCTCTGCTGAAAGTTTATCAGCTGCCATTTTTGCTTCACGTTTTGTTTTAAAGCCTCTGACTGTTTTTGTGATCCGTTTTCCATTGGCGTCTTTACCGACGTAGAGTTGAATGCGGTAAAAATCGCCTTTTTTTGTTTTGTATTTACTAATTGATGCCATTTTTATTTCCTCCTTTACATTATGACTGCTTGCCGGTAATTGTCATTTTTGCAAAGGGTAGGGCACCACCTCCTTTAACGGGAATGTGTGTTCCGTTATAGTACTTTTTAATTTCTTAATTCGTCATAGTGAGCTCTTTTCGACAATAACTCATCAATAAAAAACAGCTAAAAACAAGAGATTTAACAAAATTTCGTCAATAACACGTCAATAATCTCTCAAAACAAACGAATATATGTTCTTTTTTGATATTTTTAAAACCCGTCACTGGGACGGGAATTTAACTATTGTAAGTTATAGGTCTTTTCTCCGAGATTATCGAAAGATGAATTTTCAAAGGTAACTGTTACAGGACTATCATTAACTAATTCAAAAAACATAATACCTTGCACTGTACTACCAGAAGTAACCTTATCATTTGCGATTACATCTTGACGTTCTTGTTCAACAGAATTTCCGTTTTCATCAATATTTGGGATACCGACATTTAATTTTTTAATAGAATTATCTGCTTTTTGTTCAGCGTGAATATATGTGTGTGGATTGTATTCGACCAATAAATCAGCTGGTTTAGAAGATAAAGTCCATATAATTGTGTAAAAGTTAAAAGGCCATGTAACAGCCCTTTTTACGGTACAATGTTTTTAACCACA